TGAAGGGCGGCGCGATGCAGGATGTCATCACTACCGGCGCCGAGGAGAAACGGGTCGCCGGGACAATCGACCAGATGGGCAAGGTCATGGACGATCTGCGCGACAGGATTCGCGGCGGGGAGCTGCTGGTCGAAGAGGAACTCCGGGTCATCATGGAGCTGTCGAACCTGCAATCGATAAACCAGAGGCCCATATGAGGTACAGGCAATGAAGCTCATCATGTGCGCCGGGCCGCCCACCAGCGGCAAGACGATGGTGCTGCGCCAGGTCACCCGAAGGCTGCTGGCAAAAGGAATTCGGCTTGCCTATCTCAAGATCGATGTGCAATTCGCGGATGAGGACGAGCTGTTCCGCACCGAGTTCGGCATTCCGGCCCGCAAGGTGTATTCCGGCGAACTGTGTCCGGATCACGCCGGTGTTCTGGTGCTGGGCGATGCGGTGAAATGGGCGATCAAGGAAGGAGCAGACACATTGCTCGTGGAAACGGCCGGCCTGTGTCTGCGCTGTGCGCCGTATATCGAGGGGTCGCTCGGTATCGTGGTGCTGGAGGCAACCAGCGGCATGAATCTGCCGCGCAAGATCGGCGCGATGCTGACGCTGGCGGATATCGCGGTGGTCACCAAGATCGATCTGATTTCACAGGCGGAAAAGGAAGTGTTCCGCGCCAACATCATCGATGCGGCCGGCATCGATGTGCTGGAAACCGACGCGCTGCACGGCATCGGCATCGACCGCATCGCCGCGAGGGTCGAACGGGCGCAGGAGCTCAAGGAGCCGATGATGCTCAAGGGCAGCCCCCCGATGGCGGTATGCACCATCTGCGCCGGGAAAAGACAGATCGGCTCGGAGCACCATTTCGGCGTGCTGCGCACGCTGGATTCGGACCTGTTTTACCGGGGACAGTGATGGCGGAGAGTGCGCGCGAAATTCTGGAAAAGCTCCCCGGCAAAGACTGCGGGCAATGCGGCTTCAAGACCTGCGCTGCACTTGCCGAATTTGCCGTGATCCATGCGGATGCGCTCAAGCGCTGCATCTACCTCGGCCAACCGGCCATGATGCCGGCCACCCTCCTCCCCGCGGACAAGGACATCACCTGGAAGGACATGCTGGGCAGGGAGTATGACTTCGTACTGGAGCCGTTCCCCGAAGAGTAAAGCGGCTTTGATTTACGGATGAATTGCGTTTGAATACCGGATGAACATTATTTAAAGAATTCGGTTGATTTCAGGATACCAAATAAACCGCCCAATTATGGGCGGTTTTTAATTGGCCGAGCGATTCAGGTGGCTAGAGTAGCACTTTGCAGGCGATCAACAGCGACTTGAAAGTAATGCCCACAGACCTCAATGCCGGTGAATTCCTTCCCTTGGCTCAAGGCTGCCACTCCGGTGGTGCCGGAACCCATGAACGGGTCTAGGATGCGTGGGCCGCAGGCGGCGACCAGTTCTTCCATCAGGGGCAGCGGCTTGCCTACCTGGTGGTACTTACCTCCGGCTAGCGGGGGAACCCGAAACAGGCCGGGGGAATACTTGTCGCCCTTGAGCGCCCCCTTTGAACCCCAGCAAAAGAACTCGGTCTGGGCGCGGAAGCCGCCTTTGTAAGGTCGCGCACTGCCGGTCTTGTCCCAGACTCCAACCCCGCGCCAAGTGAAGCCAGCCGCTTGGATGGCATCGGTGGTCACCGGCAGCTGCCTCCAGTCGGTGAAGGCGATTATCAGGCCGCCCTCGGCCAGCTTGTCGTAGCACAGCGCCATCCACAGGGCAGACCAATGCAGGTAGGAGCGCTGGTCTTTGGTATCTCCCATGAAATCGGGATATACGGTCGAGCCGGAGTTAAGGTACTTCTGGCCGGTGGAGCGTGCCCGGTCTCCCTTGTTCTGGCCGCCGCTGGAATACGGCGGGTCGGTCACGATGGCATCGAACTGACCTTGCAGGCTGGGGATCACCGCGAGGCAATCGCCCCGGTGAAGATCGGCACCGGCCAGCTGTACATGGTTCGGATTGTTAAAGATCGGTTGCTGACTGTTTTTCATGGAGCGTTTCCTTTCGGATTGACGCTCCTGGGCGCTCTGGTTTGGGACTCGCGGCCCTCACTAAATTCAATGTGCCGCAGCGCGGGCACTTGATCGACAGGCGGATATAGTCCGCTTCTGCCAGTTTTCTACTGCATTTACCGCATCGAACCGTTTCCATCTAATAATCTCGCGTGGTAGCCTCGGCCCGCTGTGTGCACAGCACGGTGTCTTGGCTAAACGCAGGATGGTGCTGCGGGAGGTGGCCGTTAAGGGTGTTCCTGCACCTTTAGCGGTCGCACCGTCTCTATTTACTGCTATTTAATCAGCACCCGCTCCAGGTCAGCCGGTGACGGAACCTCTGCAAACCTAAAGCTCCAGCCGCAGGCGTTGAGGTCGCTATACACCAGCTCCGAGCAGATCACGCCGCCGAGGTTGCGGGTGCTGCGCCCGAACAGATGGTAGAGCGGGCGCAGGGCGAACAGGACGTAGTCTTTCCAGCCGTAGGTACTGTCGTCGGTGTCGAGCTTGCGATCGAGGTATTCCGCCGTCACGTCCACCGGACATTCGACCAGGCGCACATGCTCTGGCTGATACATGCCTTCCCACAAGCGCCGGCGGCGGATCAGGTTCATATCCCAGAAGTGATGACCGTCGGTGAAGCCGACGTGATAGCAGGTTGAACCTGTGAATAGCTTGGTCAACGTAGCAGACGGTTGCTTGCCGTAAATGAAGACGATTTTCACAGCGTCGCAGCCAGCATGAATAGATCGTCAAGCTGCGTTTCGGTCAGGCCGAGCGCAGTGGCCAGAGATTGCACCAAGGGGAGATTGCGCTCTACCGCGCCGGAAAATTCCCACTCGATGCGTGCGGCGTCACCTTCTACGCCTGGCATTGCGGCCACAGCCGCGTTTACTTGGGCGAGCAAGCCAGATTGCAGCAAGGCAAGACGTGCCTGACGCATGGTGACGGTACCTATCACAAGGCTTTTGGCGACCGCCAATACCAGCTCTACCTCAGTCGGCAATGGTACATTTTCCGGCCAGTTGGTCAGTGACGCTAAAAATGCCGCTGCGCTAGAATCGTCCGTATACCCATACCCACTCAATGTGGGATGTAAAAATCTTAAGGCCTGTGCGTGCTTCATAGTTTGACCCCCATTAAAGTGGTTTTTGTGGACGTGCCCACGGTATCTATATTACTAATCGCGGGTGTTCCGCTAAACGCCGACGCGCAAAATCTGAGTTTAAACGTTGTGGGGACAGCAACATCCACAACCGCGAATGAGCTAATAGGGGATGCGTAAACAGACAGTCCTGCTAGCGCGTTGAGGCCCTTTGCCTTCTTAATTACTGTGTTTGCGGCATCTGTCAGAGTTAACTCTGGGAGACAAAAACCCGTCCCTCCAGAACTGACCACCGTCAATCTTCCATTCCAAAAAATAATCCACCTGCCTGGCATTACAGTTAACAAATTTGCGGTATCGGTATAAATATCGAGCGTGGTAGAACCCGCGATATTGGTTGCGTCCTCACTAATTATTACCGTTCCGACAGTTTGAGATTGCACCAGCGAGGTGACGTAGGCCTTCGCATCGGCGTGAATGTACTGGTAACCGATCACGCCACCTGCGGGGAGGTCGCCCCCAATAAGCGCTGCTCCTGCATCGTTAACCAGCGGCACCGCGCCAGCGCCGAAATCCACGGTGACCGCGCCGTTGTTCGCCACGGCGTTCTTGAACGCCCCGCCGAAGTTTCCGGTGTAGGCAGCGATCGCCGGGTTGAGCGCGACGACCTTTGCGTTGGCGGTGCCGGTGTCGAGGTTGTAGTCTCCGACGCGAGCTTCGATCATGTTTTGGATCGAGTCGCCAACTTGAGTGTTGTTACTTTTATCCAGAACCCGACCGGTTCTTTCGACAACGCTTGCCAGTTCTTCCTGCAGAGCGTTCAATATTTCCGCTGTCACTTCAGTTGGCGGCCTATTCGTAGCCGGGTCTTCGCTCACAAACTGGTTATTTACGTGACCTGCTCCATCAATTCGGTGCATAGTTTCCTCCTACCCCTGTAATATCCTCGAACCATAAATAAACATGCGCCTGCTTGAATTCCATCAGCGCATCCCAAATCACTTTCGGGTTGACCACCGAGCGGTAGTAGCGCACCTGCATCACATAGCGCCCGCGCGATCCCCACAGGCGGTCACCAACATGGCTGCCGACCCGAAACGGGCCGACCAGGTGATCCACTTGCACCAGCGGCACCGGGAAGTTAAGGCCAGGCGCGGCGGCGCTCCATAATCTCTCGCCTACCTTGCTGCCCACGGCAAAGGTGCGGCGCGGCATCGTTTCCGCCATGCCCGCAATGGCCTCATTGGCCACGCGCCGGTATTCACTGATGTGCCAGCTTGTGTGTTTCGGGCGGTGCGACTCTATGGCGCTATCGAGCACGGCCTGAGCGCCTGCGCCGATGCGTGCCAGCTCTTCGCCCATGCCCTTCAGCAGCATGTCGCCGAAGCCGCCTTGCGGCCAATCGAATGCCGCGCCGGGCGGCAACAGCGCGCGCTGCGCGTCGGCGTAATCACTTGATGTGTAAACCGGGAGCCGCATCATCGCTATATCCAGTTGATCGGTTGCAGCACGGGGACTTCGTGCGACTGCCAGGTGATACTGCCGGTTTCGTCGAGCGTGTATTGCGTGGTAATAACGGCAATCACTGCGTCCACCTCGGCCCACAGCAATTGCAGCTCTTCGATGTCGTTACCGCCCCTGCCCAGCACCAGTGCGGTCAGCGCGGCGGTGATCGCGGCGCGGTTTTCGGCGGTATCGACGGCAGGCAGCAGGTGGATAGTCAGCGTAACCGGATGCGCAACTGGTGCGGTGACGCGCCAATCGGCGGTTGCAGGCGCAACGGCGGTGTAATGGGCGGCGACGGCATCGAGCACGGCTTGCGTTGGCAGGCGGTTCGCCAGGCCGTTGCATACCGGCCGCACCACCACCGTCCCCATCCCAAGCGTGTGCAACTGGATCAGCGCGCCAGTCACGGACTGATGCGCGCTCTTGGCCCAGAAGCGGTAATCTTCCGGCCTGCCAGACCGCGCGCCGCTCGACACCACGGTGCGCCATTCTTCGGCCACGCGCTCGCGCCAGGCGTTGACCTGTTCATCCTCGGCCCCGCCTGCGATGCCGAGCACGTCAACCGTCAGCACGTTATTAACGCCGGCAACCGGGTCGACCAGCGTCAGCGTCTGCCCGGCAACCAAGTTACCGGCGCTCCCCTTGTTGGTGCAGCGGATCGACACGGGCGTATTGCCAGCGCCCAGTTCCGTAGCGGCCAGCACGATGTAATCCAGACCGTTTGAGCCGCGCAACAGGGTATCGGCAAGCAACTGAGCGCCCGCATTGCCTGTCGCCAGCGCGTGGCCTGCGGCTGCGGTCGCCAGCAAGCGCTCCACGCTGTAAACCTCGGCCCAATCGTAGAGCCGCTCCAGCTCGCAAGTCAGCGGAGAGCATTGCGCATCGACCCAGTCCAGATGCCCGTGCATGCCGTTGCATGCACGCGACCAGGCCGCCGACAAGGGCGCACGCAATGCCGCAGGCATCGCAGCCAGATCGCCTTCGACGCGGGCAAACAGGGCTTGATAGGCAGGGCGGATGTACTGGATCACAATGGGACTTCCACAACGAATTGACGGCCATTGTGCTGTCCTGTGACCTGCAATGACACGCGGGAAACATTTCCCGCTGCCCCTGCCAGCTCTGTCACTTCCACGCCAGCCAGGCCCGGTGCGCGCCTGGAGAGCGCGGCGGCTACCATCGCCAGCGATTCGCGCCGCGCCGCACTGCCCAGCGGCTGGCGACGCACATGCCACAGGCCGCTTCCCTTGGCCGGGTCGGCCCACCAGCCGCGCCGCTCGTAGCGGTCAGGCACGCGGCTCGCCGGAGCTTCCGCATCGGTAAACAGTGCCGCATAGACCAGCGTGGCCACGGCGGCATCGTCATCGTTCAGCGCCGGGTCATCGTATGCCAGGTCGAACACGCCGTTATCAATCTGCACCAGTTTCAGCATATCAATTTACTCCCAAGGTATTCGCACCGGTTTCTTGGTGCGTATGGCTTTCGTCGATACGCTTACCGTTTGCCTTCACCTGGCCCGTGATTTCAGCCCCGCCCAGCACCGTCAGTTTGCCGCCGATCCGCGCGTCCCCGGTGGTCTCAAATAGCGGGGTAATGGCGATCACCTTGGTCGCCGCCTTTACCTCAATCACACCGCCGCGCTTGATGTGGACGTGATTGCCTTCGTCATCGTGCAAGGCCACTTCACCCGGTTGCAAGTCCACCTGGTAGCGCCTGTCGCCGATGATGAGCGCCATGCCGTGCGCGCGGTCTCCGGAAGGAAATACCAGATAGGTCTGGAACCCCTTCAGTGGCGGGCGGTACGAAAACCCGTAGGGTTCGACCCGATCGATGTTCGGCGGGATCTCCCCATCGAGCACCGTCACCTGCACCTTGCTATGGGTAGTCATCACCCCTACGCCCTGGCCGAAGATCAACTGCAAGCGGTTCCAGATTTGGCGAATCATCTTCTGGCTCCCGCGCTGCGCTTGGTTTTCTTGTTCGGCGGCTCGCCCACAAAAGCATTGCGGTGCATCACCTGCAGGTGCGTCACCGAGCCGGATTTTTCGTTCTGGGTAAAATGCCGGTCACCGATCAGGAACACGCCATCAATACCTTCATGCGGGATCACCACGCGCACCTGCTTGTTGATCGCCCACAGGCCCGCCGAATGCCGCCAGCCCGACAAGGTCAGCTTGATCGAGTGCGCCCGCGCCAGCCTGCGGTTGCGCTCCAGCGCCGCGCGCCGGTCGCAACTGCCGACACCGTGGCCATGACGGTCTGCCACGATGTGCATGGGCCGGAAAAATGTGATCCCGACATCCTTCACCGACCCTTTCAGCGCGCTACCGCCCGCGTAGTCGAATGACTTGACCACATACTCAGAGAACCGCAAATCGTAATCGTCCACCAGCTCGTATTGCTTGAAGTGCTCGCCGTACACCAGCGTGGCCACGGGCGCATCTTCCGTTGGGCCGGTCAGGATCAGCCCGCCGTCCGGCGTCGGGTAGAGCAACAGGTTAGAGGCGCGCGCCGCGTTGATCAGCGCATTGGCCGGGACTTCGCACTGCATCGAGAAATCCGGCACAATCGCAGTGCTGGCTGCGATCTTCACAGGCACTTTAAACGGCTCGCAAATGCGCTTTACAACCTCTGCGAGCTTTAACCCAGAGAGTGTTTTGGAATACTGGCAGTCCACCAGCTCGCGCGCCAGCGAGCGCGCCTCGATCTGGATGGCATGGTCTGATGGGCCGACGGCGCGGCGTATCTTCCCTGGGCGCACAGTCGTAACCAGATCGCCGTCCGCCAGCACCTCCACCACCGTATTGGCCGACAGGCCGAGCGCATCGCCCGCCCCCGGCAGGGTGATGCCGAGCTGCACGCCCGCGCACAGATCATCGACCGACTCGCGCAGGCTTACGTTCTGCCAGTAACCGTAGCGCTTGCCGTCGAACCTGATTTCCACCTTGACGCTCTCAGCCATACACGCGCCCCCTCACGAACAGCGGGTGGCGCACTTTGTTGCGCACCAGGAACACCGGTTCGTCCACCTCCATCCGGTGCGCCAGCAACGTGGACGGGAGAGGCCGCACGATGTCGCGCCACACGGTAGGTTCGAGGTCTTGCGCCAGCAGCGCATCGATCAGGTTGGCGCGGCAATCCAGCGCCGCCTGGAACACGGGATCGGACATGGAAGGCAACATCTTGTCCATTGCCGACAGCACGCTGGCCAGCACCGAGTCGCGGTCATCGGCAGAGCGATAATCGGCCAGCGCCATCCGCGCCGCGCTGGCCAGCAGCAGTTGCGCGCGCAGCATCCCCTCCCGCTGCTGGTTGGTGCGCAGCGCGGGAGAATCCCCGGTGCCGCCCACGGTAACCGGCAGCAGCGCCGCCGTGACCAGGCTGCCCACCACATGCGGCAGGGCGGTATCCTCGATAGAGGTTGCCGATGCGTCCGAGCTGCTGATCGAGGCGGAGCTTGTGGAGGTGGCCGATGCGTCAGAGTAGTTGCTTGCGGCGGCGCTGCCGTCCCCGAGCAGGTTTGAAAAAGAGCGCAATGCGGAGGCATAGGCGGAAGGGATCGCCAGCAACGCCGCCGCGTCGCCCTGGATGCCGTCGATCACATTGCGCACCTGATTCATCCAGGTCAACGGCAACGTGGCCAGCGCGATGACGTTGCGCACGCGGTTGAGCTGCCCCTGCACTGCCGCGATCATCCCGGTCATACTCGCCGACTGCATCGGCAACAGATCGAATTCCGCCTGCGCAGCATCGGCGAATTTGCGGATGCTGGCAGCGGCCAGATCAGTGCGATCGACCAGTATGGCCTGTGCCATCCCGCCCGGTACGAAGTCCACGCTGACCGTGCAATAGCCGCCCTTGTCGTTGCTTTCTTGCACCGACCAATTGTGCGCGCGCACCCACAATTGGCCGCGCCACGGGTGCGCCAGCCAATCCGCGCCGGGCTGGTTGAGTGCGGCCAGAAACTTGTCGCGCGCCAGGTCGTAATCCGCGCCGATGAAATAAGCGTTCAGGCGAAACTCATCAGCCTTGCCGCCCATGTCTTCCACATCCGGCTGTTCGGCTCCAGGATATTCATGCACCACCAAGCGGCGGCCACCCTTGGTATCGTGGCTTTCGGTCAGAAAATCCACGCCCTTGAACGCGGCTGTAGCCATGCGATCAAGCCAGCTCATGGCGTACTCCAGAGGTTGCCGGTGTTCATCTGCACGTTACCGGGGCCGGAGATCTGCATGGACTGGTTTTGCAGCACCAGACCGGGGGCGAGGCCGACCGTCATCTTCGCGTTCACGTCCACCGGCTTTTGCTCGGCAGGCTTCAGGGCATCCTTGATGCCCTCATAGATCGCGCCGAGGCCGCCGCCGACCGCTGCACCGATCCCGGTGCCCAGCACAGGGACGATACTGCCGACGGTCGCACCGATGGCCGCGCCGTTGAGCATGCTGGAGCCGTAGCGGCTGATGGCGGATTCTTCGCCAAACGCCTTGTCCAAGGCGTAACCGCCGACCAGCGCGCCCACGCCGATGCCGCCAGCACGCGCAGTCTTGCCGATGGCTGGCATGTATTTCATCGCCGTGCGCGCGATGGCGTTATCTTTCCCGCCCAGCGCCAGCGAAGACAGACCGGCGGCACCGGCCAGCGCGCCGAGCGCAGCGGTTGCCAGCGTCGTAGCGCCGACTAATACCGGATGCTTGTTGGCGATGTCCGCGAACATTTCCGCAACCCGGCCGATGGCTGGGGTAAGTCCATCCATTGCGCTTTTTTGCGCCGCGTCCTTGGCTTGTTCGGCACCGCGCATCTGGAATGATGCCGTGCTGCTCATCACCTGGTAGTTGACATCGTTAACGCCGTACTCTGTGCGGTTCCGGGAAATAGCAGCATCCACATTGCCGACCACATCTTTATTGCGCAGCCCCATCAGCGCGCCGACCGCCTGCATGTCCTGGAAATACTTGCCGATCACGCCGCCCTCTGACAACGCCTTGATGGATTCGAGTACCTGCGCTTGCTCGCCCTTGTCTTTGGTCTGACCCAACTTTGCGATGGCGGCTTTCAGGCGCGGGTCTTTATCGGCCTCGGTATCGATGATATTCATCCAGGCAGTAACGGCGTCAACGCCCTTGAGCCGCTGATTCATCATGTATGCTGTCAAATCGCCGCGCCCGGCCTTATCGAAGTCGGTAGCAGTATCCTTTGAGGCAAGCTTGGCCAGCAGGTTCTTGACGTTGTTACCGGCTTCGTCGGTGGTGCCCGCCGTCAGCACGGCGGCCTGATTCATGGTCAGCACCTTCTGCAAACCATCCAGGCCCATCATGCCAGCCTTTCCAGCCAGCGGCATCTGCTGCGACAACCAGCGCGCCATGTCCTTGATTTCGAACCCGCCAGCCTGACCGGCCGAGGTAATCATGTTCAGCGCGGTCTTCAGATCACGGTCGTTAGAAACCACCTTTTGGCCGACCAGCACGCTGGCAAGGTTCGCGATCTGCGTCGGGTCTGCATTGGTTCCGCTGGCGGTGCGCATGACCGTCGGCAGAAAATCCATTGATCGCTGGTAACCCAGCGTGTTCTTGGCAATCATCGCATCCAGCGCTTCGGCGGCTTGCTCCCGCGTGCCGCCGCCGATACCGGGCTGAGTGGATTTATTGATGGTGCCTTCAAGCGTGCCCATGCCGATCTTGCGGCCGGCCGCATCGCGTTCCGCATAGGCCGTGTTCGCCATGTTCGCCAATCGCTCATCGAAGCTCATTGCAGCCTTGGCCGGGCCGGAGAGGGTATATGCAGCAGCGCCTACACCAGCAGTGATAGCAATGCCGGTGCGAATACGCGACTGCACCTTCTCGAACTCAGCAGCGGCGTGCGCGGCCTTTTTTTGCTCTGCGGTCAGCTTGCCCATCTCGTTAGTGAGCGCCGTCACCTTCCGCTTCATCGCATCTAAAGCGCGTTCCTGTTGCTGCGCGCTTAATACGCCAGAACCCGCCAGCTTCTTGTAGGCATCCTCGGTTTTTTTGATTTCCTTCTGGATTTCATTTTCTGAGCGCATTCCAAGAGTGCGGCGCGCCTCCATGTTCTGCGCATATTTGCCAATGGCGGTTTTTTCTGCCGCTTCCTGCCTTCTTAAAGCCTCGGCCTGAGATTCCTCCACCCGCTTCCGGGTCGCAATTGCGGCGGCAGTCATGTCTTTCTGCGACATGACGTATTTCTTTGCTGCATCCTCGTTCGCGTCGGAGATTTTCTTGGCAGACTTTTCCGCGTTGTCGGCGATGGCCTTCAACCCGGCGGATGCGCCGTCTTTTAGCGTGATTTGCAGTTCGGCGCGGACGGCTGGTTCAGACATGAAAAAAGCTCCAGTGGATTTACACTGAAGCTTATCAATGGTTACACCGGGCAACTATGCGGGAAATGTTTCCCGCTTAATCCATGCCGGCACTACTCGAACTTACGACCGCTCATCGCGGCGGCGATGCCTGCCCACATAAACAGCTTGGGTAACGGCCACGACATGACTATAGGCTCTGCCTGATTCAGCACTTGCATCACTAGCGCCGCCGCCATCGTGATGCGGACTACTTTTTTTCCGCTGCCTCCTGCGCTGGCGTCTTCGGAAAAAGTTCCTCATCCGTCAGCGCTTCGGCCTCATCTTCCGCCATCATCCTTTCGGACATTTGCTCGGCACGGCGGTAATCGGCACCGTGCAAGACTCCGATCATGCTTTCGTCGGTGCCGGTCAGGCTGGCGATCAGCGCGATGCGCTGCGCCACGCCGCCGCGCTGATCGAAGCTCAGGTAATCGGCGGCGGTTGTATGATCGCGGAACGTCAGTTCTGTAATCTTTGTTTGACCGAACGTCAGCGGGTGTTTAAGCGTCAATTTAGCCATGTCGCACCTACGAGATCTGCTCAGAGGTGTTAGACATGATGGTGATCTTGCTTTCGCCATCCGCCACTTGCACCGGCTCGGTCACGAAAGCGCGGCTCATCAGGTGGACGTGACCGTCCGCCAGGCGCACGGTCACATCTTCATCCTTGACGGCATTCAGCTTGGCCAAGTCCAACCCGCCCAGCATGTTGATGGAAAGCTCCAGCTTGGCAGGCGTGCCGGTTTCGGTGTGCCCGCCGTCTTCGGCGAGGCGTCCGCCTTTGTGTTCGCGCTTCACGCCGCTGGGCGTGAAGCTGCCCGGCTTTTCCGCCAGCGGCAGCTTGCCGATGGATGGCACCGACACGGTGCGGATATTGTTTAGTTGAGCCATGTTTGAATCTCCTTTAAATGCCTGTTAAGGGTGAAGGGAACGCACCTTTGGTGCTCAAGGGGGAAGGGTTCGGAGAGGCGGTTTTACCCTTCTCCATTCACCCTTATCCCTTCCCGTTTAAACCGCCTTGCGGAACTGCCCGACACCCGCGAGGATGTAGTACGGCGACAACAGCACCGGCTCATCCTTGAAGTTGAAGCGGCTCGGGTTGAGCGGGTCTTGTTCCACCACCAAGTGTTCCTTGTAGTAGGCATACTCCTGCACCCAGCCGAATTCCTGCATCAGCGTGTGCTGGTACAGGCTCAACAGATAGGCGCGCACATCGTCCACCGTGGTGATGCGCAGGCCGGGCTTGTACCCCTCGTTGCTCTTCGCCGCAGCCGTGCCGGTGAAACGCTTGATCGCGCCGATGCGCTGCTCGTAGCGGATGCGCTCCATCACCTCGGCGGTGTTGATGTCCAGGAACGCATCGTCGGCAGAGCCGTCCGGGCGGAACTGGTACATCGAGATCAGCCGCTTGATGCTGCACGAACCATCCTTGGCGATTTGCATCACGCTCATGCCTTTAAACAGCAGGCTGTTGGCATTCG